TTTTGGTAATCCAGATAAAAAGATAATTAAGGCAGATGCTAAAAGGACTGCATCTGCGGACGCACTAAACTCGGTTGTTGGTAAGGTAATAAATGATGCAGTAACAGGGCCGATGGTTAGAAACGCAGCGATAGCTCAAGGTTTCGATCTTGGTAGTAAATCAAAGTCGATTTTTGCAGCCCCTAAAGCGAAAGGAAGATCATCGGCAGGAGGTTTCATTCCTAACTTTGCTGTTAGCCCTTTAGATCAAGCTGTGCAACGTGAGGCATCTGCGGGTTTACCTATAAATCAAATTAGAATAAATCAAGATGGCAGATTAAGGAACTCTGGAAACCCAATGGGCCTTGCTGTAACAAACACGCGAGATGAACCTACGGGGGCTATTCCTAACTTTAGGAAAGGACCATCTGTTGATGGTGGGGGTGGAGATTTTCTTACAAAATTATTGTTAGCTCAGACTGCGTTTATGATGCTCACACCAGTTATCGGAGAGGTTACTGGTGAACAAGATAAATTAGCCACTGTCACAAACATAGCGAGTGCAGCGATGATGGGTTTGACAGTTGCGACATTGCTTGGATCTAAAGGCTTGGGTAAAATGGCTAATTTTTTCAGCAACACAATAAATCCTTTTGCTGGAGTAGGAAAAAGAGGAATGGCAAAAGGGGCGGCAATAATGAAAGGAACACCCGCGCAGGTAGTTCCAGCCTCTTCATTAACTGGTCCAGGTTTTACAAGAGCAGGGACAGCTGCTCGACCTATTGCTGGGGGAGCGCGACTTGCTGGGTCAGCTTTATTGCGATTTGCTGGTCCAGTTGGTATAGCTGCCACAGCAGCGACTGTTTTTGTTATGACTGTTAACGCAGCTAGTGGTGCCAATAAGAGTTTAAAGATAGCACAAGATGCTTTATCTGAATCTACTAAAACAGCAGCTAAAGAATTAGGAGAGCTTCAAATACCAGAAGAATTCAAACAAGAAAGACGAGAGTCAGCTAAAAGATTAGCCGAAAATTCTGCTAACGAGTTAAGATTTTCTGGCGTAGATATAAAGGGATTCAAAGATAACAAACAAATAGACGCATTACGAGCTTTAGCAGAACAAGCTTTTACAGGAGGGGCTAGACAAGCTGATGTTGAGCAAGTTTTTACTAATTTAGCTAAAGGGGGAGATGGTAAAGGTGGAGACTTAGATAGTGATGATATACGAGCAGCTATAAAAAAGTTAACAGAATTAACTGAAATTGATGGCGACAAAATTCAAAGAAAAATCTTTTCTAATTTATCTACTAAAGAAAGAGCAGATATTGCTAGAGTTCGTAGAGCCGATGATAGAATAGCAAAGTCTGGTGGAGAGCTTACTAAAGAGGAATCTGCATTTAAAAGACAAACTAGACTTAATTTAGAAGCTAGGTTCGCAAGAGAAGGTGTAGATGAAAGATTAGCAAGAGGAACAATAGCTGGTTCTCTTGGTGCAGAAGTAATTGAGCAAGAAAATGAAGGATTAAGAATTCAAAATCAAATTTTCAAAGAAAACTTGAGAAGTTTAGTAGCAAAGCAAAAGCTTAATACTGACATTTTAGATCAAGCAGACATGGCTCTTAAAAAGGCTGAGTTGGAAAACAGATTAGACAAGGCTTCTTTACAACCGTTAAGAGAAGCTAAAGCAGAAGCAGAGGCTCAACTTAAAATTAGAAATAAAATTCTTGATACAAGTGTCGAGATAGTTGCTATGGGTAAAGATCTAACCGTAGCTACCGAGGAAGAGGCTAGGTTAAAACAACTTATAGTTGACGCTAATAAAGATGGCGAAATTAGTGATAGAGAAAGATTAGATATTCTAAACAAAGCTACAGAAATCACTGAAACTCAGTCATCTGAATTTGCTAACCAAATTAAAGCTAAAATTAATTTGCTTGATGAAGAAAAGTTAAGCATAGAAAAATCTAAGGAGAAGCTAATTGCAGAGCAAAGAGTCACAGAAGAATTTAGACAACAACAAGTTGAAATTGATCGAAGAAATCAAAGAATATTAGGTCTCACCCAAGGTCAATTACAAACAGATCTTCTCAGGATAAGTGGCAAAAGAGATGATATACAACTTGGCAGTGATTTGGCCACTGCTAGAGCTAGACCTACAATACTTGCAGGTAGAGCAGATCAGAGACAAGCTGCTGAAGCTAGACTAGCGATACTTGGTTTAAATCAAGAAGAACAAACTGCAAAATTCCGAGCTAACCAAGAAATACAAGCTCAACGCGAACTAGGGAAGGTAGAGAGATTTATAGGGAAAAAATTTGATGGCAAAACAAGCGCTGAGTTAATTGGAGGATTGGAAGGAGAAGCGCTAAGAGACCAAATTGGTAGTGTTATTGCAAAATTAGGGACAAAAGGGGATAAAGGAGCATTTCGTGATGGCTTGCAACGCTTCGTAGAGGGTTTAGAGGATTCAGAAAACCAATTTTTTCAAAACCAAAAAGCTGCTGAAAAATCAGCGGAAGCACTCCTTGATTTTGCTGGTGTAGTAAAAATAGCTACTGTTTCAGAATTGTTTCAAGATAGACAGGTTCAAAAGGCTGAAGGGGCGAATCAACAACAGTTTGATTTGCTGACTACAACTGATCCTATCGAAAGAATAAAAAAACAGATTAGGTTTGATCTGTTAAACCAAGAGCTTTCCGCTCAAAACCCTCTAGAACTGCGAGCAGCTTTATTAAATCAGGAACGTCAAGTTAGACAATTCGATGTTAGCAGGACAGCTGATCCAGCAGCTAGATTAAAAGCACAGAATAGACTAAATAATTTTGATGCTAGGCAGCAAGCAACAACCCCAGAAGATTTTCTTAGATTAGATAGAGCTGAACAATTTGGCGACAAGATCATAGACGCATCTGCCACGTTCGCTAAAAATATTGGTGACGCTATGGTTGACGCTATTGCTAAAGGACAAAGCTTAGGTGATGCTCTTATGAGTGCGGCCTCTGGATTTTTTAATATGCTTTCGCAAGCCTTCTTACAAGAGGCTGTTAATGATGTTGTTGGTTCTAGTTTTTTCAAATCATTCACTGGGGGAATAAGTTTTTTAAATCCAAAAACAAGAAATGCAGGTGGTATGATTACAGGTGGCTCTGGAGTCAAAGATGATGTTCCAGCTCTCCTGACTGGGGGGGAGTTTATTATGAGAAGAAGCGCCGTTCAAAAATTTGGGCCTAGATTTATGGAAGCTATAAACTCTGGTAATATACCAATGTTTAATACAGGTGGTATGTTTACTCCAGGAACATTTGGGCAGGGATCTATCAGAGGTAAATCTAATTTACTCAACTTTGCCACGCAATCATTCACTGGAGGTAGTTTTGATAGCATAGGAGGTTCAGGTGGACTCGGTTTTGCGTCTTTAGAACCTCAGAGTGGGAGATTAACAATGTTTGGTAGAAGAAACAATCCAATGTTCCAAAGAGAGCAAGAATCAAAAAGACAAGCTTTTGGATTGTTCGCAAGGCAGGTTCAAGCAGAAAAACAGGCAAAGGAAAGAAACAAGCAAGCCAGCAGAGGTTTATTAGGATCTATTGTAGGAGCAGTAGCATCTATAGCTTTATCAGGTATTACTAATAAAATTTTCAATAGGGGTGCTTCAAGTGTCTTGACTGGAGCTGACACTTTGGCGACTGGAGGTTACGTTTCTCCAAGAGCTGGCATTGATAACGTCCCCGCGATGCTGTCTGGTGGTGAGTTTGTTATGAATGCGGCTGCTACGCAGAGAATAGGCGCTGGTAACTTAGCGGCTGCAAATGCTGGCGCAGGTGCAGGTGGCGGTGAAGATAAAGAAGCCGTTATAAATAGATTAGATCAATTAATAGCAGTCTCTGGAGATAGAGGTGAAACAGTAGTTAATATAACTATCAACTCTGATGGCTCAGAAACACAAGACAGTAACGCTGAAGAGAAACAACAGAACTTTGCTAAGAGAATAAAAGATGTAGTAAAGCAAACAATCAGTGATGAGCAAAGATTGGGTGGGACTTTAAGAAGAAGATAAAATGTTTGGATCAAAGTCAAATTACGACTCGCACTTTTTTGTTGATGGAGAGCAGATATCAGGAGTGACATCTGTAGATATTTCTTATAATAATTCTTCGACTATAACAAATCCTCTAGGTTATCATAAAGGTCTTGTTTCTGTTGGTGGACCCACACAACAAACGGTTTCGGTTTCAAGATATTTAATGTGTAACACGCCTTTGGACTCATTAGCAACTCAAGGGCAAAATTTTAGTGGTAGTTTAAATTATGAGGGTGCTTCATATGGATTTCAAAGTGGTTATATGGTAAGCTCCTCTGTAAATTGTGCTGTGGGGTCTATGCCTAGAAGTAATTATAGCCTTGTAGTTTATGATGAACTAAGATCAGGAGCGAACGCATCAGGAACTAACACAAGCGATATACACATACCAAGTCAAGGATCAATATCTATTACGGCTGATAATGTAACTAGCAATCGAGTTTTAGGTTTTGATTATAGTCAAGAATTTAAATACAAGCCTTATTATACAATAGGATCAGAAACTCCTGTAGATGTTAAATACATAAGCCCTACAATATATAACGCTAGTGTTCAACTTGAAGTTGATGATGCTATGCCTGAGAGTGGTTACACGTTTTTAACATCTGGTAAAAATGGAGGAAGATTAATTAATTTAGTTGTAGATGGAAAAGATGGAGTCAACATACAAAGTTATACCGTGCCCAACGCAGTTTTAACATCAGAACAGCTAAGTGCCACAGCTGATGGTTCACTCAGATTAACCTTAAATTATGTAGGACATCAATAATGGGAGAGAGTTTATTCTATAACAGGGATGTAAATATCTCTGGAGTTTCGGTTCCAAGTGAACTAAGTGATCTTTCTTTGACTCCTGTTTATGGATCGAAAGTAACTTTTTCATCGGATATTAATAGTTATATTACTGACGATTTTTATTTTAATTTAGCTCCATTATCTTTAAATAATTTAACAGCACAATTTGATGTCAGATATGATGTCAATGAAACTAATGCTAGAAAACTAGCAGCTTTCTTAGAGAACCAATCTGGTAATAAACAAATAGAGTTTGTAGCAGACACTAGAACTTATAAAACAGTATCTGGATTTTGTAATAACTATGCAGTAAACTTTATCAACAATCAGCACTTTGAAGTTGGTGTTAGTATAAGTGTTGATGGTGCTCCTACTTTAGTAAATTGGTCAGGTGGAAATTTTGCTAATGTTCCATTTCAGGGGTGGGTTCCTTCAAGGAGCTATAAAAAATATGATGTTGTATTTAGCGGGATTAACCAGAACAAGCTTGATAATTTTTATTACTGTTCGGGAGATCATTCTTCTAACGCCGCTAATAGTCCAACAGGAGATTCATCTGCATGGACTCAAAAATTCTTTTTTGAACCAGATATAGGAACTAGTAATGATGTTCAAATTAAATCTGATATACAAGAATTTAAAAACTCATTTAAACAGAGATTAAAAACTAATGATAATATTTCTACTTTTAACATGAGTTATAATTTTACTAATATAAGTGATCATCAGTTAAAATCTATGATTCATTTTTTAGAAAGAAAAGGTGGATATAGAAGGTTTGAACATCAAATTCCCTCTGTATATAATAGACCTAAAGTATATTACTCTCCTTCTTGGAGTCATACTTGGGTGGCTTTTAATTCTAATAACCTTACAGTGGAGCTGGTAGAAGATCCATTAGGAATAATCCCAACAGGAACATAAAATGGCTACAAATATATTAAATAGCAACAATATCGCTGTATTTGTTAATGATACCAGTCAAGGTTTTTCTACATCGAATCTTGATTCCAAGTTATACATAGCGGTTCAAGATTTTAACTATTCTATACAACTACCAAGGCAAAATTTAAAGCAGGTGGGCAGCCAAGATTTAGCCTCTAGAGACTTTAATTTTCAACCAGATGTTGAATT